CGGGATCAGCGCGGGGCGCAGCATCCCCCGCAGAACGTCGGTGACGCGCTTGCCAAACTTAGGGACGATGGCGTGGCCCCGGCACATGGCGGCGCGGACATCCTCGGGGGCTTTAGCGCACTTGCGAGTGAAGTTGTGAACCTGGGCGCCGTAGCTGCTGGCGCGGCCAGTGGCGCTGCCGCCTGCGAACACGAACGCGCCCCGGACGCGACTGTCCTCCTCGTCGGCCAGTTGGGCGAGCCGGGCGAACTTGGCTACACTGGACGCCCACAGGTCGTCGGCGCACTGGATGATCTCCTGAACGTCGGGCGGCACTCCGTCGCAGTTCAGCAGGTTGGCGCGGACGGTCTTGTCGATGCTGACCTTATCGTCCTTGGTCATTAAGGCGCGGGCCTCGGGGCCGACACGATCCCAGACCCACTGGCGCATCTTAGGCGAGCGCACAGAGGTCAGTTCGCCCTCGGACACCTCACTGACGATTTGGGCGATCTCAGCGGCCTCGGTGGCGGCGTAGCTTACCGCTGCGCGGCAGAGCGGCACATCGACCAGGACGCCCCGGTCGTTGATGCGCTCGTTGACATGGTAGTCCAGTAGTTCCTCGTCCGACAGCGGGCGCATGGCCTGACTGATGACCCGCATGGCCCGGACATCCTGTTCGCAATACTGGATCATCTCAGCGGTCAACTCAGCCGACTCCTGGTACGGTGGTACGCACATCTTGCGGATCAGGGCAGCGCCCCGGTGATCTTTCTTCATAGACGCGCCCATGAACCGGCCTACGTCCTCCAGCGACCCCGGCGCACAGTTGGCGCGGGCCTGCGCGGCGGTGCAGTAGAAGGACTCCAGCGGGATGTTGACCTGCAAGACGTACCATAAGATCAGCCGCTCAAAGGCAGCGTTATGGGCCATGATGCGGTGGCCGGTCAGGTCAGGTAATGGCCCTGATGTCCATGTCAGCACCTCACCATCATCGACGGCGTAGGACATACACAGCACCTCGGTCGTTAGGTCTTGCGCGTAGTTGTAGACGCCTGCCGACTTGAGGTCGCAGGTAGAGCGGGTTTCAAAATCAAGCCAGATCATTTTTCAAAGCCCCCTGTCACGGGGCTTCAAAAATCAACCGGCTACGCGACGACGACGCCCGGCAGGCGCCGCCTCTGGCTCTGGCTCACCATCCATGCTAATCCATTCGGCAAGTTCAAACACCGGGGTGTAAATCTTGCCGTAGGACTTATGCTGGTAGTGATCCTTCTTCAGCTTGACAACGGCGACGGGCTTGGTCTGATCCTTCTCAACCTGCTCGGCCAGCGCAGCGGCAACGGTCTGGACGCTACGCTTACCGCCGACTGAGGTCGTGGTAAAGCGCACTTCCATGCCCTTGTCATCGCCGGTTAGGCACTTGAGGCTCATGCCGATCTGCTGCTCCCAGCCCTTCTTGGCGCCGGGCGGCGCGTCGTCAATCTCCGGCAGCGGCTGGCTGACGGCGACCATCTTCTCGCCTAACACCTCGCCGTCGCCCCAGGCGATAAAGCCGTGAACGAAAGAGAAGGGATTGACGGCCCAGGTCGAGTCGTCCTCGACCTCGGTCTGGTCAGCGCCAAACACCCAGTGGCCGGTCTTGTCCATCTTGAGGATGACGACACCGGATGGGCCAGCCGCCGACACGGCCATGCTCTTCAACGCAGTTGAGAGAGTACTGATAGCTGGCAGACCAGCTTTTGAGAACACTGAGAGATTACTCATGATTACCTTTAGGATAGTTTAGAAAGATGGGCAAGTCGTTTGCCCAACAGCAGTACCTCGGGGCGTGGGTCATCCACGCTTGCCAAGGTGTTACCCGAGGAGATGGCGACAACCACATCGGCAGGCAGGGCGATCTTGCGCTTTTTGAGCACCTTCTCAACCTTCGCGGGCGACATGATTGATGTCTCCATCACCTCAGATTCTTCAAGGCCCAACGCGAACAGGGCGACCTTGGCCTTGTCCTCGTCAGTCCATTGCCTAATCGCCCGTTTGGCGACCAGTTTGTACTCGGGCAGATTGGCCCCGGACTCCATCATCGAGAGCGCCAACTCGCGCAGGCTGGAAATCCAGGTCTCCAACAAATCCGCGTTTTTTAAGTAGGTGCTGATTTTCCCCGCATCTAAATTGTCCAGCTTGACGGCCAGCGCCCGGTCGGCAGCGCCTGTCATCTGCGGGCAGATGGGCTTGGCGGTGCAAAACCGGCAGTGGTCGCCCACCGTAAGCTGCGCGTCAGGCAGGGTCGACAGCTTAACGGCCTGCACCAGATCACGCTCGAACTGCCGAATGCGCTCGGGCGTGGTCACCCAACGCCGTACTGCTGGCGGCTGGATGATGACGCACTCCACCTCAGTGGCGCCATCAAACGCCCAGGCCGACTCTTGCGTCCGCATGGCAGCCGCAGCGTAGAACATCAACTGCGCGTTCTCCTCAGCATCAACGATCACGCCGTCACCGAACTTCCAATCCAGCACGATGGCGCGGTTGCCGATCCGACCGATCAGGTCAGTCGAGCCGAACACGCCCGGCAGCAGATCACCAAAGCCGACACGAGTTTCTGTGGCAAAGTTCATCTCCTCCTTGGGATCGACTTCGTTCAGCAGCGCCAGCGCCGACTTCAGCTTCTCGCAGTGGTCTTCGCTCAACGCCACACCGTTGAAGTTCTTGTCGAGCAGGCTGTACGGGCTGGCGTCGCCGTCGTTGACCAGGTAGTCGATGGCAGAGTGCAGGGCCGTACCCTCGGCCATGTACTTGTTCTCAACCTGGGGCGGCATCTTGGCGACCAGCGCCACGCTGCCGGGGCAGGCCATCACACGCTTGGCGGTCGAGCCGCCAACAATCTTACTGTGCTGCATTGTCGTACTCCAGGGCTTGCAGTTTGCTGATGCGGTCGTTGATTTCCATCACAGACTTGTGGTAGTCGGCCATGACCTTTTGCTTTAGTGTCTCCAGCGCGGCAATCTGCTGTGCGCGTGGGTCGTAGTTGTCAGGCACTTCAATCTCAATCTCTTGCGCTCCGACATAAGTGCGATTCGTGGTGTCGTCAAGGTGGCAATAGAAGACGATGTACTTGCCTTCATTTTCCCAAGAGTGTTTTTGGAAATAGATGTGGACTGTGGTTTTGATCTTCATGGACTTTACTTTCGTTGTTACCCGAGATTGGGTAAACGAATAGTAGCACGAAAATAATCTTGTGCAAATGTTTTTTTCTGTGCTAAAGTTCGTCGCATGGAGAAACACATAGAAGCCTACCTCGTCAAGCGCGTCAAGGCGCTCGGCGGCATAGCGTACAAGTGGCGCGGCCACGGCGGCGCAGCCGACCGCATCATCGTCCTGCCCGACGGCACGGTCTGGTTCGTGGAAGTCAAGACCATCGGCGGTCGACTGTCCGCGCTCCAGAAGGTCTTCGCCGCCGACATGGCGCGGCTCAAGCAGAAGTACTGTGTACTGTGGACTAAAGAAGAGATAGAAAAATGGCTAACTACTATAACGAAATAGATCCGTATGCCGCGCAGTGGCTACGCAACCTGATAGACGCAGGGCATATCGCCCCTGGAATTGTTGACGAACGGAGTATTACAGATGTCAAACCCGCTGACCTTGCAGGCTACACCCAGTGCCATTTCTTTGCTGGTATCGGCGTCTGGAGCCATGCGCTACGTCAATCAGGATGGCCTGACAGTAGACCTGTTTGGACGGGTAGTTGCCCGTGCCAACCCTTTAGCGCAGCAGGCAACGGGGGGGCGTCACCGACAAGCGTCATCTCTGGCCCACTTGGTTCAATCTCATCCGCGAGTGTCGCCCTTCAGTTATCTTTGGTGAGCAAGTTGAAAGCGCGATTAACCACGGATGGCTCGACCTTGTTCAAGCTGACCTGGAAAGAGAAAATTACGCCTGCGGGGCGGTTGGTCTACCGGCTGGCGGCGTCGGCGCGCCGCACATCCGACAACGACTCTGGTTCGTGGCCGACGCCGATAGTGGGCGATACAACGGGCGGGCCACGGCCACCGGACAGCAGGCGGGGGCCAGCGCCGGGCTTGCAAACGGCGGCGCATCTGACCAGTTGGCCGACGGCCAGCGCAAGGGATTGGAAGGACACATCGGGGATGAGCGAAACCGGGACGAACCCGGACGGCTCAACGCGCAGCCGCCTCGACCAATTGCCCAGAGTAGCTGGTCTGACTGCGATTGGCTCCCTTGCCGCGACGGTAAAGCCCGGCCAGTTGAACCCGGCACATTCCCGCTGGCTTATGGGACTACCGCCCGAGTGGGACGCCTGCGCGCCTACGGTAATGCCATCGTCCCGCAAGTCGCACAAGCCGTTATAGAGGCGTACCTTGAATCTTAGACACTACCAAAATGAGGCGGCAGACTTTCTGTTCGCCAACGACCGCGCCATGATCCTGGCGCCGGTCGGGGCAGGCAAGACCGCCATCACGTTGACGGCCATGCAGGCCATGCTGACTAGCGGCCATGTCAGTCGGTTCCTCGTACTGGCCCCTAAGCGTGTGGCCGTCAGCGTCTGGCCGACCGAGGCCCGACTGTGGGCGCCCGCCCTGCGCGTTAGCGTGGCCGTGGGGACGCCTAAACAGCGCGAGGCTGCGTTCCGGTCAGACAGTGAGGTGGTGGTGACCAACTACGACAATTTGCAGTCCCTGCCTGCGCTAAGTTTTGACGGGATTGTGTTCGACGAACTGACCCGGCTGAAGAACCCCAGCGGGGCCAGGTTTAAGGCGCTCAACAAGATGCTGGACTGCCCTGTAAGGTGGGGCTTGACAGGTTCGTTCACCAGCAACGGCTTAGAGGACGTATTCGGCCAGTGCAAGATCGTCGATCAGTCACTGCTGGGCCGCAGTAAAGGCGCGTTCCAGCAGCAGTACTTCTTTTTGGTCAACAAAGACTTCAACCAATGGGAGCCGCGCCCAGGTGCGCTGGAGCAGGTCATGGAGCGGATTAAGCCAGCCACGTTCGTGCTGGAGCCGGGCGAGTACAAGGACAAGCTGCCCCAACTGCACACTGTGCCTGTGCGGTTCGATATGGTCAACCGCAAGCCTTACGACCAGATGAAGAAGGACTTTGTGGCGCAGTTCCCCAACGCCCAGGCGGTGGCCGTCAACGCCGGGGTAGTCACGGCCAAGCTGCAACAGATGGCGTCCGGGTTCGTGTACGGCGACTCGACCGTCTGGTT